TGGGTAGAGTGGATGCTTCGTACCATACAGCAGGTGCTGAAATAACTGGTTCAGATGTAAACCACAACGAGAAAGTTATTACAATTAATGACCTTCTTTTATCTTCAGTATTTTTATCAAATATTGAGGAAGCCAAAAACCATTGGGATGTAAGGTCAGCGTACTCTACTGAAATCGGTAGAGCGTTAGCTTTCCAAAAAGATAAGCACATCTTACAAACAATTGGTCAAGCAGCACAAGCTTCTGCAAACGTAGCCGACAGCGGTTATGCAGCAGGAACTGTACTTACAAACACTAACATTGCTTCAGCAACAGCTTCAACTGCGGCTAATGCAATGATTGATAGTTTGTTTGATGCGGCTAAACAATTAGATGCAAACTACGTTCCAAAAGAAGGTAGAAAAGCATTTATTAAATTAGAAGAGTACTACAAATTAGCAAACGGTACTAACGTAACTAACGTTGACTTCTCAGGTCAAGGTTCAATTGCGGAAGGTAAAGTTGTTAAAGTAGCAGGTATTGAATTAATACCTACTGCACACTTTGTAAATTCTGCTATCACTGCGGCTCCGGATGCAGGTTCAGCAACTGCGGGTGGTTCAAACCCTCAAGCTGTTGACTTATCAAACTACGTATGTTTGGTATCTCATCCTTCTGCTGTAGGTACTGTAAAACTTATGGATTTAGCTGTTGAAAGCGAATATGATATAAGAAGACAAGGTACTCTAATGGTTGCTAAATACGCTATGGGACACGGTGTCCTAAGAGGCGAAGCAGCTGTAGGAATTAAAGAAGCGTAATAGCTTAACTTTAATATTTATAGTGGCGGTAGAGGGAGACTGAAGCCGCCGCTATACTAACTAATAGGATATTATGACTACACAGATTACACCAACTACGGAACTACAAGCGATAAACATAATGTTGTCTGTTATCGGTGAGGCTCCAGTTAACTCAATTACAGGCACTACATCAGTTGATGTAAGTACAGCAAAAAATCTTTTAGATGAAACTTCTATGTCAGTTCAATCTCAAGGATGGCATTTCAATACACATGAAAATTATAAAAACTTGGCATTAGACCAAGACAGTAAAATTCCCCTACCTTCAAACTGCGTTAAAGTTGACGCTAGTAAAAACTTTAGATACATAAATATTACATTAAGAAATGGTTTTCTATATAATTTAGAAACACATACAGATGTTTTTACAACAGTACCAGAAGTAGATTTAGTTTTAGTACAACAATTTGAACAACTTCCAGAATACGCAAGACAATACATTACACAAAAAGCATCAAGAAGATTTGCTTCAAGATTTCTTGGTGATGCTCAAATTGTACAATTAATTGGACAAGATGAAAATGAAGCACTTATGGCATTTCACCAAGCAGATAGTCAAGAAACTGATGTGAATATGTTAGAAGGTGATAGTAATACTTACTCAATAATTAATAGACCAACTAGAAGGACTTATTAATGGGTGGAGTAGTATCTCAGAGTATTCCTAATTTTCTGAATGGTATCTCACAACAAACACCAACACAAAGAGGTATCAATCAAGCAGAAGAACAGGTAAATTTACAAAACAATATTGTAGATGGTTTATCTAAAAGACCTGCTTTTGAATATATAGACACTATAGATGCTACGAATGTATTTCCCAACACTGTAAAATTTTGGTCTATACAAAGAGATAAAGATAATCAATTTGTTGTTATATTTTATAATGGTGGTGTAAAAGTTTATGATTTAGATGGTAATGAAAAACCTGTTACAATAGCAAGCGGTGCTAGTTATTTAACTTCAACTAATCCTAAAGCAGATTTTAAATTAGTTAACATTGCAGACTACACTTTTGTTGCAAATAAACAAACTACAGTATTAGCAGATACAAATACAAGTGCAGCAAAGATAGAAGAATTTTATATCAATGTTGTTACATCTAATTATGGTAGAGAATATGCTGTAACAGTACAACATCCTAATATGTCTTATGCTGTTAAGTCTTCTTTACAAATGCCTTCAGGTTCTAATTTAAACCATGATGCCGTATTTAGAGATACAGCACACATTGCAGATATTTTATTTAGAGGTACTTCTAGTACATATTTTGATGCTTCATCAGATGCTGATTTTAAATTAACTAGAGAAGACACCGGTGCAACTTTAAGTACAACTCAAGGATTAGGAACATCTTCTGAAGTAACTAACTACTTTACTATGTCTCAATATCCGGGTGTTATTAGAGGTATTTCAACAGATGGTAATAGTAATTACACAGTGTTAACAGCAGATGGTTCTGGGAATACAGGTATGTATTCTATAAGAGATGAAATATCTGACTTTACAAAATTACCATATCATGCAAGCACAGACAGTATTATAAAAGTTACAGGTGAAGATGGAGATACACTATCAGATTATTATGTAAAATTTGAAACAGATGGTGTTTGGAAAGAAACTATAGGTCAAGGTGTAAGTCTTGGTTTAAATAATTCTACGTTGCCACATGCTTTAATAAATAATAATGATGGTACATTTACATTTCAAGAAATAGATTGGGATGATAGAAATGCGGGTGATGGAATTACAAACTCTAACCCAAGTTTTGTAGGAAACAAAATTAATAATTTATTGTTTTATAAAAATAGATTAGGGATGCTTTCAAGAGATAATTTAATTTTATCTGAAAATGCAGGTTTTTTTAATTTCTTTTCTAAAACAGTTACACAAGTATTAGATACAGACCCAATTGATATTGCAGCTTCAGGTTCTGAAGTTAATACACTATTTGATAGTGTTGCATTTAATGAAAGTTTATTATTATTTTCTGAAAAAGCACAATACAAATTAGGAAGTGTTGCAGAAACAATATCTCCTACAAGTGCAGTACTTAATGAAGTTTCAGCATTTGAATTTGATGCTAACGTAAAACCTGTATCAGCAGGTAAGTATGCATATTTTGCACAAGCAAGAAATAATAATACAGCAATTAGAGAGTATTATGCAGATGATGATACATTAACTAATGATGGTTTAGATATTACAGTATCAGTACAAAATTTAATACCAAGTAATGCATATCAATTAATTAGTAATACAACTGAAGATACTTTAATTACATTAGCTTCCGATACAGCAGACACACAAACAGCACCTTATACCACAGGTACAAACATTACATCAACTAATGGTGGTACTATGTTTATCTATAAATACTTTTTTGATAAAGGTGAAAAAGTACAAACTGCATGGTCTAAGTGGACATTTGATAATGCTAAAATACTAGGTGGAATGTCTTTTGAAAGTTTTGTTTATTTATTAGTAGTAGAAGGAACAGATACTAAATTAGTAAAAATTGATTTAAGAAATTTAAGAGATAGCACTATAGGTTTTAATATATATTTAGATTTAAGAAAAAATGTTACAGGAACATATGATGCTAATACAGATTTAACTACGTTTACATCTCCGTATGGAGCTAAAACAGGTTTAATTGCAGTTGATGGTGTTAATGGAAATAATTATGCGGTCACAAATACTTCAGGTTCTACATATACAATAGAAGGTAACCACACAAATTTAATTATTGGTATTCCATATGAAAGTAAATACACAATGTCACCTCAATATGTTAGAGAAAATTCAGGCAGAGGATTAGTTGCTATTACTTCTGGACGTTATCAAATTAGAAACATATCATTAAATTATGAAACTTCAGGTTATTTTCAAGTTGAAGTAACACCTAACGGTAGAAGTACAAGTTATTCATTTATGAATGGATATGTTATTGGAACAGCTACAAGTAAAGTAGGTGTACCGGCTATTAGTTCAGGAACTATTAAGGTACCCGTTTCATGTAGAAACACAGATTTTACATTAGATATTAAAAGTTCTTCACACTTGCCAATGTATATTGCTAGTGCAGAGGTAGAAGGATATTATCATAATCGTTCACAAAGGATTTAAATGACCAGAGAAAATTACGTGCGACCCGCTATACTAAAAGATACTTTAGAATTAGCACCTAGAATACGCCAAGCTGACCGTGCAGAGATTAGAGCATCTAACAACTCTTCACCTTTACAAGCTTTAGTGTTTCCGTTTACGGAACCTAATGGTAAAGTTTATAGTATTATAGGTACCAAAGATGAAGGTGTTATAGGTATGTTCGGTGTTGCTAAATGTGCTGAGCCTGATTATGGTGTAGCATGGATGTTGTCTAGTGAAACATTATTCAAACATACAAAACAATTTATAAAAGAATGTCCGTATTGGATAGATGAGATGGGTAAAGGTTATAAATATCTTTATAACTTTGTAGACAAAAGAAATTGGAAGTCACTAAAATGGCTTCAGTATTTAGGCTTTGAACCAAAAACTGAAATAGGAGATTATGGTTTTGGTAAAATGCCATTTTTATTAATGATGAAGGAGATAAACAATTAACTATGTGTGATGCAGTATCGGCAATAACTGCCGGATTGAAGATAGCTACAGCAGTACAAGATTACAGGAGCAAAAAAGAAGTTGCAAAAAGCCAAGAAACAGCAAATGAAATAACAAGAAAAAATTCTGACCAAGCATATTTAAATGATTTAGCTAAAATAGATGCAGAAAAAGTAGCAGCAAGTAGAGAAAAGAAAGCAGAAGATTTTAGAATATCCCAAGAAAATAATAAAAAAGAAGCACAAGCATTAAATATGAACGCAGGTAATGGCACTAAAATTATACAAGATATTGCAGGTACATATGACATGCAATTCTTAGATGTGGCAAGAGATTATGAAACAGATGTAATTAAATTAATGTATCAAGAAGATGATGCATATGCTGCACAACAAAGAAGATATAATAGTATTAAACCAGTTACTATGCCTAGCCAAACAGGATTATTATTACAAGTAGGAACTGCAACTATGGAAGGTTATCAAATGAATAAAGCATTAACTAAACCAGATACAGGAGAGGTAGTAGCACCATAATGGCATATAAATCAAGAGTTACAAATAAATACATGGGCTCTACGTTTGCAGGTAGAGTAAACGCAGCAACATCAACTGATGCTACAGATTTAGTAAATATTTTAAGAAAAGACGTTAATCCTGCTATTAGCAGAATAATGTTAAAAGAAGTGCAAAATAAAAAAGATGAAGCTGTACAAGAAATTAATCAATTATTAACTACAAGAGATGCAGATACTGTTCAAAAAGAAATACTAGAAGGTAAGCATCCAAATTTAAATAATAAATATGTACAAAAAACTGTACAATATCACACAGGAAGACATCAAGCTATTGATGCAATTACACAAATAGAAGCCAATAAAGATAAATATGATTTTCAAACAACTAATCTACCTGCTTTTTACAAAGAATATTTACCAAGTTTTGCGGATAAAGATGGTTCGTATGCTTTAGGGTTTGCAGCTGTATTTAATAATTATAAAGCTAAAGATGCTATTAAAGATGCAAAAGTAAGAAGTGACTTTGCACAAACAGAAAAATTAAAAGAAGGTGCAAAAATAGTTTCACGTACAGAACCAGAAGATTTTTGGAAAGAAGTAAACAGTTTACATACACCGCTTCCACCAGAAGAGGGTGGTACAGTTAGAAGATATTTATACACAAATAAAGAAGCTAATGATGCTGCTCTTTTATTTCTTAACAATGCTATTGATGGAGCCGCAAGTACTGCTGATTTAGCTAAAATAGAAGATATTATAAATATGGATAGAGGTGTTGGTGAAGGTGGTAATCAATTAGGGTCATTAAGAAGTGTTAAAAATAATGCTGATATTGCAAAAGTTATTGAAGCTTACGAAACTAAAAACAGAACATTAGCTAATGCAGAATATACAGCATCTGTTAGAGCTACAGAAACAGATAAAAAAGAAAGAATAGAAAATATATTTAGTATAGATAGAAGCACAGTTGAGGGTGAACTAGAATATCAAACACAAGTAAAAGATGCAGTCAAAGCACATCCATCTTTAAACATAACTTTAAATAGTATTGCTAAAAACAATTTAGAATTATTTGAAGACCAAAACAAAGTTGCAAATATACAAATAGATATAATGAATGGTTTATATAATAACAATGAAAATGGTTTATTAGAAGCTTATAGAGATGCATCAAACAATCCAGAAACATTAGTATTATTAAACAAGATGTTAGTAGATGCTAAAACAAGAGAAGCAAACGCATACACTCCACCATTTCAAGAAAAAGCATTTACAAATACAGTTGGTAAGATTAATAAAATAATTGTAGATTTAGTTCCTACTGTAGACAAGAAATACAATTCACAGAAAAATCAATATGTGTCAGATTTAATTCAACAAGAAATGCAAAAAGATTATATGGAATGGTTGTCACAACATCCTAGACCTTTAAAATTAGCTGATGCTAGTGAAAAAGATGCGTGGAATTTAAAACAACAAGAGTTCTTTACTAAAACATATAATGAAAAAATACAAACATATTCTAATCAAACATGGTTAAATGGTTTAGCAGATAGAATAAACAAAGAAGGAATAGATTTAACCTCTTCTATTGATTTAGATGACATAGTAGTTGAGTATTATGAAAGCAATGTTGCAAGTGCAGTAGAAGATTTTAAACCTTTTGCAACTCAAATTACTTCACAAGCAGAAGCTAGTTTATTGTCGCCTGTTACAGTGATGATGGAAAGTGCAGATTTTCAAAGATTATTAAATAAAAAAGGATTTGAAAATTTTAAAACTGATAAAGTAGCACAACAGTCATTAGCAGAAAGATTAATTAAAGATTTAGAAATAGAAAATACTGATTACACTGACCAAATAAATCAAGTAATAGATAACATTAATGAAAATATACAAACGTTTGAACTTCCTAAAATTGAAACATATACACCTTTAGGTTTGTTTGAAAAAGGTGACAGTGTAGAAGCACAACAAAATTTCTTTGTAGATACACTTGAGCAACTTACAGGAAGACCAATAACTAAAGATTTATATAATAGAGTTCTGAGTGAAGACGCTAAGTTAAATTTAGCAAAAGCATTTAATATTAGTTCAGTTCAGTTAGATGAATTGGTTAGTGAATATTTAAAATAATATAGGAATAAACAATGGCATTAGATTTAGGAATTTCTTTTACAGAAGATGATACGCTAACAAACACAGAAAAGGGACTGGCTTCTCATAAAAAGAATAGAAGAAACAGAATAGAGCGTAAAAAATATGATGCTATGCAAAAAGCTGAGCGTCAAAAACTTGCATTAGATAAACTACAATCGGATGATTTTGAAGTTGTATTACGTAGATATTATGAAGGCGGTTTAACTGACGCAAACAATGCTGTTACTGGTGGTAAAGCAATTAAAGATTATACTAAAACTGAATTAATAGAAAAGTTTTATCAAGACAGAATTTGGAGTGAATACAATACAGCAGGTATTATTAATGATGTTGGACAAGTATTAGCTAAGGATGACCAGTACAAAGGTGACTGGGCAGAGATTACACAGTTGTACGCTGACTTACCTTATTTTGGTGGTGAAACAATTGGTTTTTACAAATGGGCTAAAGATTTTGTACCTGCATTAATAGCTGACCCTATTAACTTATTTAGTTTAGGTGCAGGTAAAATTGTTGTAAGAGAAGCAAGTAAAACTGCAATAAGTGCTTTAAGTAAAGCTGAGTTTCAAAAACAAGTAGCTAAAAAAGCTGCATTAGAAATAGGTAAGAAAGAAGCTTTGTACGGTGGTAGTGTTGCCGTAGCTGCTGACTTAGCTAGACAAACTGCTGAAAAAGATGCAGGATTAATGACTGATTATAATTTAACTAGAACATTAATTACAGGTGCAACAGGTGCAGTAGCACAAGGTACAATTGGTGCCGCTATGTCTGCATGGTCTGCTAAAGGTAAAGCAGGTAAGTTTTATGACAAAGGTGATGGCTTTAAGTCTGACTTTGACAGAGACTTTGCGTGGGCAGGTAGTAAAGCTGATGAAACCTTTTCAGGTAAAGATGGTAAAGTAAAAAAATTCAAACCAGAAAATCCATCTAAGAAAAATCCCAAAAGAGTAACAGATAGAACAAGTGAAGTAGAGACGATAAACAACAAAGTTAATGAAATTAAAAGACGAACACCTATTATTAATTTATCTAAAATTAAACCAGATGATGAACACAATGTTATTATTCAAGAAATTAAAAACTCAGTAAATAAATTAGTAAAAGAAGGTAATGTAAGAACAACAGAAAGAGTTGGTTTATTTAGACAAATACAATTAAAAGCTGCTAAATTATTAGGTAAAGACAATGCAGAAAAACTAGATGAAGAATTAAAAACAATTGCTAAAATATCACCAGACTTAGCACCTACTATTTATGCAGGTCGTGTTAACATAGTAAACAAAAGTAAAGAAGTTTCTGAAATTAGAACA